TGCCGTTCGAGCGACGCTGGATCGGGTTTGACGGAATCCGGTCAAAGATGCGGGAGTCCGACCTGATCGACAAGATCAAACTGCCGAGCGAGTTCGTGTTCGTGCATGACGATGTTTCGCGCGGGTACGTGATCGACGATTCGATGGTCACGAAGTTGCCGGTGGTTCGCCCGCTGCCGGGATTGACCGCCAACATCTTCGACTGGATGGGCGTGATCGAGCGTGCGAAGTCGGTCCACCTGATCGAGTCGTCGTTCGCGTTCATGGTCGATTCGTTTCCGGCGATGGACAAGGAAATCGTGCTGCACCGCTACGTCCGCAAGCTCGATTACGGGTGCGTTCCGACGTACCGCCTGCCGTGGGAAATCATCGAATGAAGGGCTACAAGGACGCGATCCGCAAGTCGATGGCGTTTCTTGCGAAGGACCGCAAGCGGGTTTTTCTCGGGTACTGCACGAAGGTCGGACTGGCGGGCGGAACGCTCGACCTCGTGAAGCCCAAGAAGCTGATCGAAATGCCCGCCGCCGAGAACCTGGTCGCGGGCGTCGCAATCGGGATGTCGCTTCGCGGGTACAAGCCGGTGGTGTGGTTCGAGAGGATGGACTTCATCCTCAACGCGCTCGACGCGATCGTGAACCACGCCGACAAGATGGCGGAAATCTCGCGTGGCGATTACGTACCCAAGGTGATCTTCCGGGTGAACATTGGCGGGAGTGCGAAGCCGCTCTACACCGGCCCGACGCACACGCAGGACTTCACCGAGTCGCTTCGGAAGATGATGACGACGATCAAGGTGTTGGACTGTAAGACACCGATGAGCGTGACGTTCAACTACGAGATGGCGGCGGAGATCGCGGAGAAGGAATCAGTGATTGTGGTCGAACGAAGGGACTTGTGGTGACAACGAACCGCTACAGCAACTACAAGTTGATCCGCTTCCCCGGCAAGATCAAGTCGTTCCTTGACGGGAAGATCACGGCCCCGCTGTACGTTCGCATCAAGCCGCTGAACGCCTGCAATCACAAGTGCAACTGGTGTCTGGTTGCGGGGACAATGATTGCGACGCCAGACGGCGACGTGCCGATTGAAAGGCTAACGATTGGCGACTACGTTTATGGCCCAACCGGTCGGGTATGTCGAATCACAGAGACAAGCCGCCGCCATGTGGACCGGATCAACTGGATTGAATGTGGCGGGCGAAGGGTGGGGTGCAGCGACGAACACCCGATCCTTACGCAAAGGTCATGGGTTCCAGCGAGTGATGTCCAGCACGGAGACGCCGCCGTTGTGCGAGTGCGGATGCGGGAATCGCGTCCTGTCGCATCGCGGAGTTTGGAACCGATTTCTGCAAAACCATCAGTTGCGTGGAGTGAAGTTGCCGGAGACGCGACGACAATCCATGTCGGATCGCATGAAGGCCAACAACCCGATGCGTCGGCCAGAGATTGCGGCGAAAGTCGCATTGAATCACAAGTTGAATCCAAAGAAGTTGGCGGACTGGCACATCAAGAAGCTCGCGGACCTATCGCGGAAGAGAATGATGGGCGATGGCAACCCGATGCGGAATCCGCAGGTTGCCATGAAGGTAGCGACAAAGAATCTTCTGGCGAGGGGAACATCGAAGTACGAGGACGCCTTCTGGCAATGGGTGATCGAGAACAACCTGCCCATCGAAAAGACCAGCACCGGGGAAATGTGGATTGGTCGGAGAAACCCGGACTTCCGCGTTCCGAACCAAAAGAAGTGCATCGAGTTGACGCAGAACATGTGCTTCATCGGGTACGAACGTCGGATACGAACGATGGACAGCTACGCAATCCCGAGCATTCAGCACTACAACAGCAAGGGATGGAACTGTCTGGTGATATACGGTCGGTCGAAACAGCGGTTCAAGATGGAGTTGGCGCAGGTCATTCTCGACTACGCATCGCCGGAATCGAACTGGAGCGGGGTCTGGAACTACAAAGAGTTGATTCGATCCGACGCGAAACCGGTCGGTTTGAAGTGTTCAACTTTGCCTGCGACCCAGACGAGTCTTACGAGGCCAATGGCATCGTAGTGCATAACTGCATCTACGGCCACGGCACGAACGAAACCGTGATGCACGACGGCATGGACGACCGCGACAAGATCACGACGCCACGCCTGACTGAAATCCTGGCCGACCTTGCCGACATCGGCGTGAAGGCGATTACATTTTCGGGCGGCGGCGAGCCGATGGCTCACCCCGGTATCCGAGAGGCGATGTGGACATGTGTGGATCGCGGGCTTGACTTCTCGTTCATCACGAACGGGTCATTCCTTCGCGGCGACAACGCGACGCTCGCCAAGCGTGCCAAGTGGATTCGCGTGTCGATCGACTATTGGGATGGCGACAGCATCGCCAAGTCGCGGGGCGTGAAGCCTGATGAGTTCTTGAAGATCGACGGCAACATGCGCGGGTTCGTGGACATGAAGGAGGATTGTGAACTCACGATCAACTTCATCGTCACGCATGAGAATCACGAACGGCTGCTCGACGTTGCGACCTGGCTTCGCGGGGTGGGCGTTGACAATGTGCGGTTCTCGCCGGTGTGGATGGACAACTTCCACGAATACCACGAGCCGATCCGAAAATACGTCGAGGAACAGTTAGCGTGGGCGACGCGGTTGCAGACCGACAAGTTCAAGGTGTATTCGTCGTACCGCATCGACCCCAACGCGAAACTTCGCGGGTATGACAAGTGCTGGTTCCAGCAGGTCGTTCCGGTGATCGGTGCGGACGAGTGCGTGTACGCATGTCACAACACGGCGTACAGCGACAAGGGGCGTGTAGGCTCGATCAAGGGCCGCAAGTTCAGCGACCTGTGGTTCAGCGACGAGGCAAAGGCGTGGTTCGATAAGTTCAACGCCCGCGAACAGTGCAACGGGATTCAGTGCGCCGCCGAGTCCAAGAATGTGCTTTACAACGAGATCGTGAACTCGGGCACCGACAACTTTGTGTGAGGCAACGATGAACCGCGAAGGGTTGATCGCGTTTGAGAAGAAGGTCGAGGCGTTGTGGCTGGAGGGGCGCCTGCCGTTCCTGTTCCACCTGTCGGGCGGCAACGAGGACATCCTGCTCGACGTGTTCGCGGGGATTCGCAAGAACGACTACGTGTTCTCGACGCATCGAAGCCACTACCACTACCTGCTCAAAGGCGGTGGTGAGGACAACCTGCTCGACATGATCCTCGCCGGTCGGTCGATGTTCGTGTTCGACAAGCGGATCAACTTCCTGTCGTCGTCGGTGCTTGGCGGGTGCTGTGGGATCGCGGCTGGCGTGGCGATGGGGTTGAAGATGTCGGGATCGAAGTCGTGGGTGCATTGCTTCGTCGGCGACGGTGCGGCGGACAACGGGCACCTGTACGAGGCGGCGAGGTTGGTGGACGCGAAGGGGTTGCCTTGCACGTTCATCATTGAGAACAACGGGGTATCGGCTGGCGCGACAAGGGACGAGCGTGGTGCGAAGTCGATCCTCAACGCGGATTGCGTGTGGGAATACAACTACACGATGACGCAGCCGCACTGCCAGACGAACAACAAAACGAAGGTGACGTTCAAGTGAAGATCATCAGCTTTGCCTTGTGGGGCGACAACCCCATGTACGTTCGGGGAATGTTTCGCAACCTCGAACTCGCCAAGAGCATCTACCCCGAATGGGTTCCGATGGTCTGGATGGACTGGCGACCGTCCATCGCGGCGGAACTTTACCGGGCCGGCGCGTGGGTCGAGATGATGCCTAGTCACGGCGGCATCCAAGGCATGTTCTGGCGGATGCTGCCCATCACTTGGAAGTGTGCCGACGCGGTGATCGTCCGTGACGCGGATAGTCGGTTGAACGTGCGGGAGGCGGCGGCGGTCCATGCGTGGCTCGAATCCGACAAGGGCGTGCATGTGATGCGGGACCATCCGCATCACGCACAATGGCCGATGCTCGGCGGGATGATCGGGTTCAAGAACGGTGCGGTGCCGAACATGACGACGCTGATGAACGATTGGTCAGCCAAGAACGTGAAACTAGACGACATGCGGTTCCTCGCGTCGGTCGTTTGGCCGATGGTGCAGGGCAACTGCCTCGTCCATTCGAGCGTGCCGGAACCGTTGGGCGGCGACCCGTTCCCGAATCATCCGCCGTCATACAGCGACTACGTGGGCCAGGTGTTCGACGCCGACGACAACAAGGACATGCGATGAGCGATGAAGGGAAAAACAGCGCGATGGAGAAGGCGATGCAACTTCTCTCCGAGCAGTACGACACCGTACAAATCATTGCATCGACGATTGACGACGATGGTGACACGGCGGTTCACTATTCGGGAAGTGGAAACTTGTACGGCAGGCTCGGCAGCGTCCGCGACTGGCTTCGTGAAACAGAGGCCAAGAGTGAGGCGGAAATGCATAGGCGGGTTCGTGAATACATGGACGAGGACTGATCCTTCAATCGAAAGTCAAACATGGCAAGCGTCAAGATCAAGGTTTCCGGGATGCCCGACTTCGCCGAGTTCATGGACTACACCAACGGCGATCCGAACGGCGAGTTTGTTCTGAATGAGGTTCAGCCGGGCTGGTATCTGTTCATCGGACCATGCACCTACAACATGCGGTGCGACGGGGCGGGTCGCTGGTGGTTCGGGTTCAACGACGGCTCGATCCACGAAACCGCGACGCGTCAGGGTTCGACAAGCGAAATCCCCACGGGTTCGTATGGCCCGATTGACGGCAGCCTTGGCGCGATTGAAGTCCTGCACGATTAACGAGACAACGCTACATGGCGAACAACTTTGAAATTGACTTGAACCCCAACGCCTTCGTGGTCCCGTCGAGCAACGGGCCGCTGCGTAAGATCGCCCAGGATCGTCCGTATCTCGCGTTTGACGCCAGCACGGAATGGAACACTTCGTCGGTCGCGTTCCAGTGGCCAGCATCCTATACGGGATCAGGAACCGTTAAGGCTGATATCGGCTACTTCATGGACTCCGCTACAAGCGGAAACGTCGTGTGGGGCGTGCAGGTTGAGGCGATCACGGATGGCGATTCGATTGACATGACCACCACCTCGTCGTTCGATACAACGAACAACGCAACTTCGGCGGTCCCCGGAACCGCCAAGTATCCTAAGTTGGCGACTATTACGTTGACCAACAAGGACAGTGTTGCGGCGGGCGATTGGGTTCGGGTCAATGTCGCCCGCAAGGCCGCCGACGGTTCGGACACCGCGACAGGAAACGCGAATCTGTTTAGCGTAAGAATCCGCGAGGAGGCTTAAACCTTGGCGCGGTACTTCGATAGTGCAAGTTCGCAATACCTGCAAAGCACTTCGGTTGTTGTCAACCCGTTTCCGGTCAGCATCGCGGGGTGGTTCAATGCCGACTTGTTGACCGACGATTGCGTGGCTTCGCTTTGCACGAGCGGGAGCAACAATCTTGTACAGGTTTATGTCAGCGGCGGCAATAAACTGGCGTTGTATATCGAGAGTGGAGGAAGTTCCACAAATCTCGTTGGCGCAACTTCACTTTCGACCGGAACGTGGTATCACTTTGCGGCGATTTCCGATGGTGTGGATCACTCGATTTACCTCAACGGATCATCGGACGCGAGCAACAGCACAGTCGATCTTTCGTTTGGTGCGTCGCTAAACCGAACGTGCATCGCGCACGCGGTCTATAGCGGATCGGAGACAAACTTCTTTAAGGGGTCGATTGCGGAGGTCGGGTTTTATTCCGGGACGCTCGCATCAGGCGACGTGTCGGCACTGGCGAACCGCTATTCTCCATTGCTGGTCAGGCCCGACATACTTGGATCGTATTACCCTTTGTGTAGTGACGACGGAGACTCGGACCAGGTTGGTCGCAACAACCTGACAGCAACAAACTCTCCGACGTACTCGAATCACATACCCGTGATTTATCCTCATCGCAGCAACATTCAACTTGGCGTGGTTGCGTCTTTTTTCAGATTTCAACCGGCGTGGTCGCATAACGGCAACAGAGTGATCGGCGGCGGATTCGCCTAATGTTCAAACAAGCAACAGCCATCTCGAACTTCCCCTTCGCCTTCATCGGAACGGCGGGGGATGCTGTCACGACCGGAACCGCGTGGGGTTATTACTCGCACGCATCCGGCACGCAGGCGGCGCTCACGGGGACCATCTCGCACCTGGGCAACGGCCAGTGGATCATCAACACGGTTTCGACGACCGAAATGAACAGCACGCTTGTCGGGCTGTTCTTCCGGCACGCGACCGCCGCGCCCGTCCACTTCACGATCCCCACCCAGACCAAGTTCGTGTCCGACCTCGTTGGCAGCGGCACCGCTGTAACGGTTGTCGGCTCCGTCGTGGTCGGCACGAACAACGACAAAACCGGCTACACCGCCATCGTGACAAGCGGCACGGTTACGACCGTGACCAACTCGGTCATTGCTGGCACGGTATCCGACAAGACGGGATATACCGCCATCGTTACGTCGGGTACGGTTACGAATGTGACCAACTCCGTCGTTGCGGGAACGGTGTCGGATAAGACGGGATACACGGCGATTGTCACGAGCGGAACGGTGACGACGGTGGTGAACTCGGTTGTTGCGGGCACGGTTCTCGATAAGACTGGATACGGCGCGACCATCACCGGGGCGGTCGTCGTGGGGACCAACAATGATAAGACGGGCTACACTGCAATCGTTACTTCGGGAACCGTCACGAATCTTACGAACCCCGTGGTGGTTGGAACGAACAACGACAAGACGGGGTACACCGCCGTCGTCACAAGCGGCACCGTCACCAACGTGGTCAACTCGGTTATCGCGGGCACTGTCGGCGACAAGACGGGGTACACCGCGATTGTTACGTCGGGCACCGTCACGACCCTGACCAACTCGGTCGTCGTCGGGACCAACAGCGACAAGACCGCTTACTACTTGGCTGGCACGCAAAGTTTCAACAATACTGGACAAACGACGGTCTATCCCACCAGCGGCACGACGACGGCCAGCAGCGTCACGATCACGCCTATCGCGGCCATCGTTCAGTCGCCGGTGTACGCCATGCGGGACATCGACCTCGAACAGTTCTCGGCGGGCAACATCGCCTTCACCTGCGTCGATTCGACGGGTGCGGCCATCGACCTGTCCACCAAGAGTCTGCGGCTCGTGGCGATGAACGAGGCGGTTCGCCCCGGACTCATCTGGGCCATCGGCTCGTCGTCCATCAGCATCAGCGGAACGTCCAACAACGTCGCCACGGTGACATACGGTACGACCCAGACCAACACGCCATTCAACGGCAAGTATCGCCTGTGGAACGTGACCGACGACGTGCTGCTCGCGGCGGGTGAGCTTGACGTGAATCCTTCCTACAAGGCGGCAACGTGAACCTTGAAGAAGCCAGAATCGTGGTGCGGGACTCGGCCTTGCAGGCGAGCGAGGAAACCTACTCCGACGCCCGCGTGGACCGCGCCATCCGCGCTGCCCTGTCGGAGTTCGTGCAGCAGACCCGCTGCACGGTCACGTCGGGCACGGTCGCACTGACGGGATCGGTCGCGGCGTTCACCTCGACCACGCTCAGCAACTTCCGGCCCGAGCGGATCGTCCGAGCGCAGGCCCGCTACATCGACCGTGGCGTGTGGGGGACCGGCAACTCCTACGTTTACAACGACTTTGTGCAGGGCGACGGAAGCCCCGACTCGGCGTACTACATCTGCACACTCGCTCACACGTCGGGCACGTCCAACGAGCCGCCCAACGGCGCGTACTGGCGCGTGACCGCCGCGAACCTTGGGACGCCGGTGGACCTCGTGGACCTAAACACGGTGGTCTGCAACCTCGAATCGACGACCGCGAGCGACCCGACGATGTTCGCGTTCGAGGGCACGGCGAGCGGCTACGTCGCCCCGATGCCCGATTCGAACCGCATCTTGTGGGTGCAGTATTACCAGCCGCTTGTGGCGTGGGAGCCTGGAACGTCGAACGCCAGCACGATCACGCTCAACGTGCCGGATGAATACATCAACGACGCATTGTGGTACGGGGCGGCTTCGTTCCTCGAAAGCGCCGATCCGTTGTCGCGGATGCAGTCGCAGGGCTACAAGGCGTTCAAGGAAGCGATCCGTCGGGTGAAGGGCGAGGCCGGTCTTGAATCCGGTCCCGTGGTCAAGGACATCGACAAACTGGTGTAATCATGCCAACATACCTTCGTGGCCGAGGCGGTTCAATCGGCGGCATCATCTCGCAATCGGGAGCGACCTTCAACGGCAAGGTCGGCGATTGGCGTTTGGAGGCCGAGAAGAACGTGTACGACGTGAGCGGGTTCGGGGACGCGGGCAACACCTACTACGACGAGGGGACCGGCAAGTGGGCGTTCTCGTGCAACGGGTTCGTGCTGTCGGGCGTGACGCTCGGAGCGGCCAAGATGTCGGGCACAACGTCCGTCGCGGGCACCATCGCCTTGCAGGCGGACTCAGGCAAGGTGTTCTACGGGTCGGTTTACTTCCCGTCGATCAGCGTCACGACCTCGTACAAGGGCGGTCCCGTGGTGTTCACCGGGCAGGGCGTCGGCAACGGCCCGCTGAATGAATCCTAATGGAAGATGTCAAACTCCCATCGCTGCCCGACGGTCCACTGCTCCCCGACTCCAAGGGTGCTGGTGACGCCACGTCATCGGGCGGCAACGACTCGGCGGCGATTGAGCGGTTGACTGCCGCTGTGGAGGAGATCAAGCAGGGGCAGGCCGACGTGGTTCGGTTGCTCGAACAGATCAAGAACGTGCTGGAACGCATGGAGAACAGTTCGGGCGAAGTTGAGGTGAGCCTAGGCTAATGGCAACCTATCAAAAAGACGAGTACAACGGCACGCGGATCACGTCCGGCATCCAAACATCCCGTGACGATTCGGCGATCACCATCGGCCACGTCACGGGGGTTACGGACGACATCGCGGGCCTGGTCACGGCGGCGCAGGCGGCGGCGGCGGCTCGTGGTCCGAATCACCCCAACAACTCGGCATTGCCGCTTCGACGGGT